GGCGGATTGCTCGACACCATTGAGATTCTCAAGCAGTACGGCCCGTTCTGCGGAATCCTTGTGTTGGCTTGCGTCTTTTTCATCTGGCGCGATTGGAAACGCGAAGACAAGTTGACAAAGCGAATTGCAATTCTTGAAGACGAGACTCGCAACATTCTGTTGCCCCTCGTAAAGGAATGTACGCACGTCATCTCTCGAAACACGACGGTCATGGAGCGACTGGAAAAACATCTGAATGAGTAGAGGAACCCCGCTATGCCGCCTGTCAATCGAAGTCTGACGATGCAGGTCCGGCGTGCCCTCTACTCTCTAAAGCGGGACTACGGCGCACGTATCGACATCTACAAGTTACTCGGCTCCACAACCGATGTACAAACCGGCGTGAAGGTCATCACCAAGGTGATGTTCCCAATCGTCCGGGGAATTGTCATGCCGGTCAAACTGAGCCGTGAAGCGGTCCAGGGTATCGCGCTGATCTCTTCCAACAAGGAATTTGTTTCTGGTGGTACTTACGACAAGGGCACACGCGACTTCATTGTGGACCGTCGCGACTGCCCGTCGCTTCCTGACCTGACGGCAGACGACTGGATCGTCTATGCCGACGAGAAGTACCAAATCAAGACCGTCGAGACATTTGAGGTTGCGGCGGGCTGGATCATTACTGCGAGCAAGATCAAAGGTGACGCCAACGAACAGTTCCGTACTGGCAAGGCTGACCACCTGATGAACTTCGCAGATGCGGCTTCGGCTGTTGTTGCCAGTGATGAGCGGCGAGCCTATCCCTCGGACGTACTAACCTTCGTATCCGAGGCGACGGCCACGGTGGAGACACCCTAATGGCCGCAAATCCGAACTGGGCTCGATGGATGTTCCAATCCGTCGCCTATGAACTGAAACTCGTTGCCACGAACGCCAACCTTGCGGCGCTCGTCGAGCATCTTGATGAACGCACCGATGCGTTTATGGACGCCTCTGACCGGGTGGAAATCCGAATCACGGGTCCATTCGATCAGGAGATTAGCAAGGGCTACCACCGATCCATACTCGACGTGAATTGTTTGCTGACCAGTAACTATGGCGGTCAAGCAAAGAACGCATTGAACATCCTCAAGTTCGCTGGCCTGTTCCAGGCACGGATGGGACTACCCTTCCCCGTGTACAACTACGGCACCGAAGTTGGCGAGTTCAATGATCCTGACTTGGACACCCGCCAACAGGTGTTCATCGGCTGCTTGCTGCCAATCGGCGGTAAGAACAACAGCGTCAAGGTGTTCCACTTCGGCCAGATTGACAAGGTTGACAAACTGAAGCAGTCGGTCGTTGATGCACGCTACGCCATCGAACTCGAAGAGTAGTTTGATCGGGTCATTCGTTTGCGGGACTCCCCGCACTTAGGGCGTGAATCGCCCAATCCTTCGCAGGCGGCTTGCCTGCCTGCTTCGTTTTGGGCGCTTGTCTCAAGCGCTCTTCGCTTTGAAACCTCGGGCGTACTCACGCCCACTACCAATAAGAGAACCAACATGGCCCGTATTGAACTCCGTCACTGTGACATCATCCTGAAGGATGGCCTCGCCGGCACCGCACAGATCAACGACATGACGCCGCCGGGGATGGGTGACACCACCGTCACCATCGACACCGTTGATCTGAATACCGACAACACCCAACAGGTGCCGGTCGGTGCTCGCTTCACCATCGCAGGCGAAACCCTCGCCACCCAGGTCCACATCGTTACGGCCCGCACCCCGGCCCCGAATGATGACACGGACCCGACCACTGCTATTGTCTTCACGCCGGCCCTCGGCGCGGGCACGTACCTGGACGAAGGCGTCCTCACGTTCCAGCCGCAGGAGCTGACCATCAAGATCGGCGACGGCGACTTGAAGTACACCGAAAACGACGACTTCAAATACGACCTGGATCGCGGCAATCTCGATACCGTCCGTCAGGGTGACGAGAAGCCGATGGACATTTCGCTGTCCTTCGTTTACGAGCACATCACGACCGGCACCGGCGAGACCATCGCCCCGATGGACGCCCTCAAGCGGCGTGGTGGCGCTGAAGAGTGGGTCAGCTCCGCCAGCGACCTGTGCGAGCCGTATGCCGTGGACCTGTTCGTGGTTCACACGCCTCCGTGCGGCACGGCTGAAGTCGAGACGACTCAGTTCCCCGACTTCCGCAGCGACAAGCGTGAGCCGTCCTTCAAGGACTCGCTCATCCAGATCACCGGCCGGTCCAACGCGACCGAGCCCATCGTGACCCGCAGTTAATCCCTTCCAACACCACTGAGGACGTAAGTCCTTCCAACACGATCCGAAAGGGAATTAACCCACATGGCACGAATTGAACTCCGGCACTGCACCGTCCGTCTCGAAGACGGCTTGGCAGGCACTGCCGTCAACAACCAGCCTGTTACCCCACCCATCGCGGGTAACTCGACACTGACGCTTGCGAGCGTCGTGTTGAATACCGACGACACCGATCTGGTGCCGGTCGGAGCCCGCTTCACCATCGCCGGTGAGACGAGCGGCCAGACGCATGTCGTCACCGCTCGCACGCCGTCGAGTTCCAGCCCAACGACTTCCATCACCTTTAGCCCCGTCCTCGGCTCCGGCACCTACACGTCGTCTGGCCAAGGCATCGCGGGCGCTGCGACCACATCCGTACCGGGCGTCCTTGCCACGACCGACGAAGTGCAGAACATCGCGATCTACGCGAACAACGTGACAGGTGGAACCTTCACGCTGACTCTGAC